ATACAATTTCGACTCGTGTGATTCATCGTCTTGGGTTAGTGGTTCACGTTTTGGAGCACGTTATCGCTTTACAGGAAATTCAATCCAATTATACCGTGAAGATGGATACAAAGAAGGCTGCACTCCAGACGTAAAAGAGATGGACAGAACAAACATGATTGAGTGGATTAAGTTTCAGGACTGGATTTATCAGACTAAAACCACACCAAAAAAACATCATGGGTTTTGGTAACTTTTTTATATTTTTGAGTGTAATATAGTATATCCGTGAGGTGAAAATGACCGAAGAAACAACAGTTAAAAACCAGTATATTGGTGAGAATTTCGCATTATACAATGTGGATAACATAGATGGGATAAAAGATATACCAGATGATTCGATTCATTATTGTATATATTCTCCTCCATTTATCTCGTTGTTCACATATAGTAATAACGAGCGTGATATTGGGAATTGCACGACAGATGAAGAGTTTTATACTCATTTTGGGTATCTGGTTAAAGAGTTATACCGTGTGATGATGCCGGGTAGGGATATGAGCGTTCATTGTATGGATTTGCCTACCAGTAAACAGAGAGATGGTATAATCGGCCTGAAGGATTTCAGAGGTATCCTCATCAAGATTATGCAGGATGCAGGGTTCATATATCACTCTCAAGTTGTAATTTGGAAAGACCCAGTAGTCGCTATGCAGAGAACCAAGGCTCTCGGTTTATTGTGGAAACAGTTAAAGAATGATTCTACAATGAGCAGGCAGGGGCTCCCTGATTATGTTGTTACATTCCGAAAACCAGGTGAGAATCCAGATCCGGTATCACATACGGCTGAAGAATACCCAGTTGAGAAATGGCAGAAGATCGCGTCTCCTGTATGGATGGATATCGTTCAGGGAGATACGCTTCAGCGAGAAAGCGCCAGATCGGAGGCTGATGAGAAACATGTGGCACCCCTCCAACTAGGGGTTATTGAGCGATGCATCGAACTATGGTCAAATCCAGGTGATACCGTGCTAGACCCGTTCGTAGGGATAGGATCATCGGTGTATCAGGCTCTTTTGATGGGTAGGAGAGGTATAGGGTTTGAGTTAAAGGATTCGTATTATCAGCAGGCGGTGTTAAACTGTAAACGCGCAGAATCTAACGCTAAAACCCCTCAAGTGGGACTTGACAAATGGGTATCGACTAATAACGAACAGAGAACATTGGAGGTATAAATAAATGAAACTAACAGTATCAACAAGCGTATTAAAAGAGTTTTTCGCGATTGTAGAAACATTAACGTCTGAATTGAGATTACACATCGATTCTGATAAAATGTGGTATAGGACTGTGGATGCTGCAAATGTGGCTATGGCATATTCTGAATTGTCATCAGACGCATTTACAGTCTATGACATAGAAGAACCCTCATCAATCTGCATTGACCTCACCAAGTTCAAAAATGTGTTTCAGATGAAAGGTGCTGAAATCACCATAGAATCTGTAAATGAAACTCAAATTATAATATATTGTGGAGGGTATGATTACAAACTCGCATTATTGAGCGATGCAACCGTCAAAAAGGATCCTAACATGCCACAATTGGATTTACCCGGGGAAGTTGTAATCAATGGAGGGATCATTGGAGACATCCTCAAAATTGTTGGAATATCGTCTGATAAACCGCGCCTTGTGTTGGAACCATCAGGATTCCGGATCTATGCAAAAGACATTGATGAGGTAGGTAGGACTATCAAACCAGATGAGGCAATCAAAATGTCAGGAACTGGCAACAGTATGTATTCCATTGACTACCTTAAAGAGGCTGCGCGGGCGTGGGGAAATGCTGAAATCACTATAAACATTGGAAACGAGTTTCCAATCATTGTATCATACCAGATTACGCGTGGGAAATCCATGTTCCTACTTGCTCCCCGTATAGAGACAGAGTGATGTAAATGGTGGAAAAATACAGATGCTTAACGTGCGCTTGCAACATGGATGGAGTATGCGGATTAAATCCTCCGGTATGGACAAGCGGTCTATATGGAGTATGGGGTCAGCCGATGGTATACGATGATACAGGTTGTGTATCAGGTTGGAGACCGCGCGAAGGTAGGATTCCACACCCTGACCAGGTTGGATTGGAGTATTGGAAATGACAAAATGTCTGAATGATACATACCGTGGAGTATTGGAATTTGCCTACTCCCTATATGGAACGTTCGGGAAATTCACCTCCAAGGACATTGGAGGGGATGATGGATGCATGAATGCGCTCCGCTCCAAGGGGTATATCAAACGTTCCAAAGATCGGAAATGGCGCGTTACTGATGATGGAGAAGATTATCTCCGTACGTATGTGTTGAACAGGAAAGGTAAGCCCATGATTGATAACGATTGGGAAGCGCGCGAGGCGGTGCAAAGTGCCTGCTATTGAGGTAAAATACATCCCCACAAACTCTATTTTGCGTCATCCACGTAACCCAAAGAAACACCCTGAAGACCAGATTCACAGATTGGAAGCATCGATACAGAAGTTCGGGTGGACCTCTCCAATTATTTTATCATCAGACGGTTACATCCTGGCAGGGCACGCAAGGTATGAGGCTGCACTAAACCAGGGAATTGCAGAGGTTCCATGTATCAGGACGATGCTCAATGGTGATGATGCTATAGCGTATTTGTTGGCTGATAACGCGCTTGCATCTGATGAGTGGGATTTGGAGCAGTTGAAGGGATTGTTTGACGAACTCCCGGATGAATTGTCGTGTTTCACAGGTATTGATGATTCATTCTTCGGTGTGCATGATTCAGATGAATTTGCTGACACGTTTGATTTGCCTACTGAATCATCCGGTGAGAAACTAATGAGATTTACGATGACTGAAGAACAGGCGCAACTAGTTGAGAACTGTTTGTCGTTAGTATCCGCGAGTTCGCGCGGTGAGAAATTGTTTAGAATATGTGAGGAGTGGAGTGATAGATTGTGAAACTATGTAGTTGCGGTGGAATTGCTATCATAGATACAAATGAATACACTGACTATGGCACATATGGATCCGGCGATGTTGTGCGCGAATATAGAGTAATCTGTAAATCATGCTTAAAACACACATCTTGGAAAACAAGAGAATATGATGCCATATCAGAATGGGATTTGATATGATAATAGTATCATCCAAATCCCTCATTTTAAAATCTATTCCGCGCTCAATTGCAGACCCGTTTATATGACCTATCAAATAGGACAAATACCGGCACGCAAATAGTAGAGGATACCTCTGCTATTGATGGGTATATGCTCCGGTATATCCACCTGATAGATAAATCATGCCAGTTAACCGTTCCAATTATAGGATATGACCAGATTGAGGCGCTAGGAGTTGGAATGTATCTTGGTAGAAAGAAATAAATACTTCGGTGTGTAATATGTAGTATAGACAGGTGAGACAAATGCAGACAAAAACAGCAGTAAAAATCCTGACAGAAGAAAAGGGGTTCAGTATGGAAGAAATCCTAGAATGTCAGAAAAATTTAGGATTAGGATTCATAGAATTCAGAAACCTAATCTGTGAACTGGCAGCAATCCCAGAATACAGGAAACTCGAAGCATAACTTTTTATACCATTTTAACAAACTCTTTTATATACGCGCGTCATTAGTGTAAAGTAACATAACCCTTAACCATAGGGGAGACGGCGGATCATAACGACCATGACGCATAAAGAAGAAGATTGGAACTAAATATTAAATATGCCACGGAAACCAACTGGAAACCCAAACGGGCGCCCTCCTATTGATATTGATTGGAAGAAATTTGATGCTTTATGTAAAATACAGTGCACACTAAATGAAATCGCATCTATATTTGATTGTTCTATTGATACCATTGAAAATAAGGTAAAAGAAGCACATGGTATAACTTTTTCGGACTATAGAGCGCAAAAAGCAGAAGGAGGCAAAGCAAGCCTTCGGAGGATGCAATGGAAGTCAGCAGAGGATGGAAATACAACTATGCTGATATGGCTCGGTAAAAACATACTTGGGCAGACTGACAAGGTTCAAAACGAGATATCCGGTCCAGAAGGCGCTCCAGTTCAAATAAATTTAATAAGGTCTGATTTCAAACAGAAATCCGATGAATAATCTGTATTCTCGGATAAACGATTCTTTTTTATCATTTATTGAAAACAACCCTGATAAACGCAAATTCGTATTTTACGGAGGT